GAAAATTCAAAATCTATACGGTCAGGGATATAAACATCAGTGTCAGGCTTGTAAGGGACACCTGTCGGGGTATAAAGGTGGAGTTTGTACTGAGCGGCCCATGAATGACGAAATTGATAGTCCCATTTAAAGAGGCGAAGGAAATCAGCATGACAGAGTGCTTTAGCCATAACTTTATTACCAGTAAGACCCACTTTTTCAAGCACTTTGGAATAGACAACGTCATGGTTAGATTTGTCAGCCATAGTATTAAAAATAAAGTCGTCAATAGCTTTCTTGGTATCTTCCGACTTACTAACGTTGAGACTATCTAAGAACATGGTCTTCATGGCACTATACGAAACTGGATTAGTGCCCATAGTATCAACAAGAAGGCCCATGAACTTAGACGTCCATTTGGCATATTCGATAGTATTCATGCTAGTGGAGATACAGGACTTAGTAAACATATCGTCCTCACAACGCCACGGCATAATACACTCCTCCTTGTCTATAATCATTTTTATAAATCGCCTTTTCAAGAACTCGGGGCCCTCACGAACAATTTTGCTTCGAATGAACCCACGAGGGCCTCGTTCGTAATCAAGTATGGTAAAAAATGGACTAACCCCGGACTTGTCGGGGAGGTAAAGAAACGTCTCCTCAGCCTTGCACCTTAGACCTAAATAAGTTTCAAGTTTCTGTTGAAAGGCACCTAAAGGCTTAGAAGGACAGCGACCAGCACAAAGAATCTCCAACCATTCTATTTGAAAACCGTAAAGGGAATTATCGCCGTACTGTAACCGGCGTATGACAGATCGTTGAAAGCGACGGGCTACAGGTTCACCGTGGTTCAATCGAATATCTTCATAAAACATAACAAGGACCGCGGTGACGCTCACGCCCATGTAAACGGTATCAAGCCAACTGGTGACGAAGAGACCACTAAAGACCTGGCCAATGATAAGACGGTACTCCTCACCCTCCCACTTCACAAGCTTACAAGCCATGTCATGGGCGCGATGCATAAGGACAGCTTTTATGATTTTTGCTTCGGGCGAAGTAACGTCTTTCATGCTTAACATGGGCATGAGACAAAGAAGAGAAATGATAGATGCAAATGCGCTTTGATCAAAATGCTCAATATCGAGACACATATAAAACATGTCGCTACGACCGGCGGCCATATAATTAGCAAGGTGTTGTGCACCGCCATGAGCCCACTTGTGACCTATCATCATACCAAACCGTTGGTAGGAGTTCTTAACGAACTCTCCCCAAATCTTAGTATCCAACATAAGATAAATGAGGTTGGTAATGTAAATAATACGAGTCTTACTGACTTTAGCACCGGCCATACGGACTTCAGGTTTAACACTAATCTTACTAAGAAAGACAAAAAACCAGGACTCATCGTATTTCTTTGTTTCGATCCCAACACGGATCTTTGCGACTAATTCTTTAAGCATCTTGAGAGCTAAATGATGGGCAGCACCCTGTTTACAGGTGTTAACAAACTTAAGTATCATGTTTTCGAACTCTTCCTGCGCAGTTTCTACCGGAAAGTAGCCTGCACTCTGATCTTTATTGATAGGGGCAGAATCCCAAGATTGAGGAGAGAAATCAGGGGTATAGGACATTTGAGGTATTTTTGTGAGCAAATGAACATAAGACGCGACAAAAATGTCGGCATCCACAGTGGGCTTGATCCTATTGCGAACACTACGCTGTAAAGCTTCAAGTGTGCCCTCTGCTGTTCCACCGCTGACGAAAGCATGATGTGCGTAATAAAGGGGATTGGCCCTTTCACCCGGGGCGGGTTTTTCGTCTTGCGCGGCTCTGACCCACTTGCAGGTTTGGTGACCACAGCTCTCAGGCCTATGGCACCAAACGTTGCAAAGGGTAGGCTCCATATTGTTTTGATTTAGCCACCACTTAGCGAGGCTCTTCTCATAATCCTCCTCGGGAATTTTTGTTGTACTTGTTGGTATGGTTGAATGGAACGGTTTTCTAACTCGAATGGGAACGCAACTGATGCCCTTTATTTCCGACGCAGCCTTAAGATCTTCGCTACCCTCCTGAACCATCGCCCGTTGAATTCTATTACGAGTAAACTGGGCACATATAAGATCAAATACCTTTTCCATAGCCTCACGAGGGTTCTGATAGCGCTGCATTGTATAAAGCCCACAATGTGCGGCCAACGGATTAGGACAATCTGAATAACGAGGTTTAACGTCAACTTGACGAGTCTTATGATGGTAAGCAAAGCGAAGTTCATTGGCAACACGAACGAAAATCGGGTCATCAGTTGCTTTAGTCATACTACACGCTCTTTTCTTAATGTCTCCTTTCTTAAAAACTTCTTCGGGCACAGCTGATGCGGGGTTGTGTAAACCAGGATTCTTTTCTCGCGTGTGGTGATATCTATTTTTCTGAGGAATTGTTCCTTCGGGGGACCCAAT